GTTATTGTTGGTTTGAAAGGCTTTGGTGATATTACTGGGAATGCTGTGAAGATTAATCATGCTGATGGTTGGTTTAGATTAGAGATGGACTTTGATCTTGATAAACTTAATTACTGGTGGGATACTCCTGATGGGATATTAAAGTTTTGGGATGAGAAATCTGGTAAGGTTCCTTCTGTTAAGGCTGATCAGGAAAGAAAAAATATTAAAGGTTTGAATCCATTTAACGGTGAAGCACTAGTAAACTATAATTATGGTGAGGCTCAGAGTTCCGTACTTAGAGGTGTTGTAGCTAAAGCAAAAAATACAATACAGTATCTAAAGTATTATAGAGGATACTATGATGAAGTGCCTGGATTCAGTATGACTACAGATAGAGGTCGTATAGTTATGCAAGCTGATCATGTAATTGAACAGGTGGAGGAAAGATTAGCAGGTGATATACAAAGAATTATAGATGCTCAAGGCAGAGGATATGATAATACTTTATTTGATAAGGGTTGGGAACAAAAAATATTATTTGGATCAGAAGGCACAAATGAGAAGCAATACTATCCTGGATTATTTGTTAAACAACATAGCGTCAGACAGTCTGATGGCACTGATCTATGGCAGGATACAGGTAAACTAAATGACATGGAAATTGATATAATTAGTACTGCTATAAGGCCATATAAAAGATTGTTACAATTAAGAACAAATATATTTGAAGATGGTGAACAGAAAAAAATTGACTATGATACTATGCTGGATTATACGAGGCAGTATAGATACACAATGGATAATCTTAGTAAATATGTATATTGGACACTTAGAAAGGGCAGGGGCGTAAAAGGCGTAAAATATTCAGAAGAAAAACTTAATCCTTATTTCAAAAAGGGTGGTGAATTTATTGATCCAATTAAATTAGAGGATGCTAGATTTGAAAGACCTGAAACAGATGCTGTCAGGCAGAATGAAAAGATGATAGCTGCTGATAGGATGGCAGGTAATTTAGCTGGATGGGATAGACTTACTGGAAAGAAAATTGACCCTAAGACACAGAATAGTGTTGATGATTTTGTAATGCAATTCTTTATGGGCGATACGAAAAATATATCAGAGGCTACTAAGACTGTTCTTAATATGTTTAAGTCTGACTTTAAAAAACTTGATGCATTAAACAGTATTGACTATAGGATGCGCAGGTATAGAAGAGCTCAGCGTAGGATGGAATATTATAGTAACCATGATATGGCAGATCATTATAAAAATAGGCATGAGACATTAGGCTTTTTGCGTGACTCTATAAATAGTGAAATTATGATGAATAAGAAGGTTGCAAGAACTGTAAGGGCGAAAGTGATAAAACAGATTACAGAAAACCTTATGTACGGTGGAACATGGATTGATAAATTCGACAAGAAACATAATTTTGGTTACATAACAAATTTGCAGGATAGAAGAGCTAAAATTGCTGGGATAAAGAGTCAAATAGAAGCAAGTGTATTCGATTATAAGAATCAGAAGCTTGCTGTTAACATACGTGGTGTAAATACTGATGATTATGCTCAGATATTGTCTGTGTATAATGTAATGTCAGAGATAACATCTATTGCTCTTGATCCAGCTGTAATGGGGCAGGAAAATGCTTGGCAGTTTACTAAGGACATAGGAGATTTTAGAAGAAGCTATACTGATAAGTGGTACAAGTTTCTTAATCATAAGAGTACTGATGATATGGATCAGAACTCTATTATGAATACAGCATTAATAGAACTGGAACAACTGTATTATAATTGGGAAAAGATAAAACCTGGTTTAGGTAGACACTTAGTTCTGTCAATTATGACACCAAGAATAGCAAATGATGTTGTTACATATCATAAAGGATGGATAATGCCTGGATTTAGGAAAGCTCATACTCAGTCAAAGTTCATTACAGTAGGACTGAGGTTCTTAGATAGATTGGACAGTAGTTTCTCATTAGAGTTAATGGGTCAGATAGCTAAACCTATATCAAATCAGTTAGCATGGATGAGAGGAGAGGCTAGTCCTCATTATCAGCTTGAGGGTATAGATCAAAAAAATATGAGAGCATTAGATATTGGAGATGCTGAGGGTGGTTCGCCTCTTATTAAATATGAAAATCCTCAGGCATTTCATAAAAAATTATCTGATCTTGCCACAAAATCAGCAGGTCTTGACAGCATACCTACAGATTTAAATGAGTTGGCGGAATTTCAGCTTGTTAATGAAGAAATTTTAAATATACTAGGATTAACAGGTGACATGGCTCTTGATTATATAGCATATAAATTACCAAGTGGAGGACTTGATTTAATAGGGAGTCTGAGTGCTCTTGTTGAATTTAAGAGATTGCCTACAAATGCTTTAACAAGGAGTGGTAAAATGGTTCCTGTTGGTGGAGCAAATTCATTCTTCAGGCATAAGATGAATCAAGTACGTATGTTTTTTGGCTCTGACACTAAGAATATGTTTACAAATAAAAGAACACCTGTGCAAGGAGAGATATATGGTACACCTGATTATGCAACAACAAATAATCCAGCACTCTCTATGAAGAAACGTACTGGAAGATATATTATAGAAGATGGTAAGTGCTAATGGCTTGTACCCGAGAAGAACTAAAGAAAAAAGTAGATAAGACCATTGACAAATGGTTTGGTGATCCTCTTACGAGAAAACTTACATCTGGTACTGGAGCTGAGTACAAGAAGATGTTTAGGGTAGCTACTGGTCAAGACTTTGATCTTGGTGAAACTCCAAGTGAACGAAGTATAGACAGGCTTGACAGGAGGATTGATACGTTTCAAAATAGGTTAAAGAAGAAGGTGCCTGGTAAAATAGCTGAGCTATTCTATTTACCAGAAGAATTTCTAAAGGGTAATCCTATTGCAAGAAGGACATTTGATCAGCTTGTGATTAATCATAACTACTATAGAGGTGAAAAAGATAAGTTTAATGCAAGTCTTGTAAAGATTGCTAAGTCATTGAGTGAAATCTCTAAAGAGATGGCTATAATGGATGAAACAAAAGCACCTAATTTGAAGAAAGCTAGACAGGAATTACAAAGAAGATACAATGAGTATACAAGAATGGCTGAGGAAGGCATGACTGACCAAGCTGCAGCTGCTGAGGCTGAAAAGTATTATGACGATAATTTATCTGATCTGGGTAAGAAAGATCAGTTTAGAGTATTTGAAATGGCTGATGATGTATTAAGAAATCCTGAATTGATGACTGATCCTAAGACATATTCAAAATATTCAAGATTTGAATCTATATTATATGAATGGCAACAAATAAGACCAGAGCTGTATAATAGTTTAAAGAATAGTCTTGGAAGATATATATCTGTATTAAAGAAACAGAATAATTCTAAAAGCTATGAGAATGTTATCGAAAATCTTGAGAAATTAAATAATGAGCTTGAACCTGCTGAGAATTACTTTCCTACTACATTACTAAACATATTTCCAACTGTGAGTGCAATAACGGATAGTATATATGAGTCAAAGGACACAGGCGCTGTTAGCATGGATCAGCTTAATACTTATGTAGACAATATGGTAAGGAATGTGATTGATAAGGTTCCTATATCTCATCATGTTAAGCGGCAAGTATCAGAACCAACAGACAGAAGGAATAAGAATGTAATTGGTGTGCTTGATACATATGTAAGAGATGTTACAAGATTTAATTATTTAGTAAGTACTTCATCTACATTAATTGATGGTGTGCAAAAACTTAGAGATATGAGCAATGAGGAGATAGCTGATACTACTCAAGTATATATAGATTATTTAAATGATACTCATGGTACAATGCTTGGATATAATATAAAGAGCCCTGCATATAGAGCATTAGCAAGAGGTATAACATCATGGGAGTTTATATCTAAGCTTGGATTAAACCTTCGTTCTGCTATGAGAAATGCTACACAGTCGTTACAAAACTTTGTGTATTTCGGAGCAAAAGGATGGTATGAGGCTGAACAGTATCTAAAGTCAACACCTGTAAATAAAGCTTTAACTAGTGAAATGCAGAGACATGGTGTATGGTTTGAGGAATCAAGAGAGATGGCTAGTGCTATAGGTTTATTTCCTGAAACAGAAATTAGTGTTGTTAATGGTGAAGAGGTAATGACATGGAAAACCGATACAGCTGGTGAACAATTTCTTTCAGGGCTAGAGAGTGTTGCTCGTGTTACTGGTAAACCTATGTCTTGGGTAGAAAATAATATTAATCGTAATCTTACTTTTAGAATAGCATTTGCAGAAAGACATAAACAACTGCATCATAAAGGAGATGAGATAAAAAGATTTATTCAAAAACATCCAGACTACTTCTCTGATACTGTGTATGGTAAGGAGATAGATAAAAAGGTACTAAAACATATTGATATGGAAGCTGGTAGGTTTGCAGCTGAAATGGTTAAAGAGTTACACTATGAGTATTCTCCATTTGCTAAGCCTAAGATATTAAGATCAGGTAAAGGAGCTGT